GATCAAAATTAAACATTGCCAATGCAGCTACTAAAAACTTGGCTTGTCCTCTAATAAATGAATAAGAAATATCCATAAGTTGCATTTCAGTTTTACTATCCAATCTAATTTTATCTTTAATATTTTTTTCAGGTGTCATCCATTGCAAAGCATAACTCTCTGCCCAAATCAATTTTGAACAAATCGATGCAAAATCTCCTTGTGCTGCAACTCTATGACAAGCACTACGATTAAAACCTTTTCCAGTTAAAGCATTTTGACCATAAACAAAGTCTTTACCGCCATTCATTTTGTAAATAGCACTAATCTCTTTAGCTCTTCTTTCAACACCTTGTGCGAAACGTTCACTATAATAATGGAAATAATCCTCACCGAAAAAAGAAATGCCTGGCCAAGTTACTTGATCTTTACCATCTACGTGACCTTGATCAAATCTATATTTGTAAGTGGGAGTAAACATATTTGTGCTATTTCTAATTTCTTCAACCCTTTGATTAAAATTAAGCTCACTATCTGATACATTTGCAATTTTAAAAGAAAAAGGCGATACACACCATTTACCAAACTTATTTTTGTCAACCCTTGGTAAACTCTCATTTTTAAAACGAGTTTGAAGCATATGCTCAACCGCATCGTCAGTAATTTGAGTCCAAGGAATAAAATGCGTTCCATCATCATCTTCAAATAAATGATAACCTTTTCTTTTACTCTGAAATAAATCAACCATTCTTTGATTAATAAAAGGAACTAAAGCTGGGTATCTAGTCGCAAAAAACTTTCTATACGCTTTAAACAAAGCCATTTCATTAAATTCAATAAACATATTAGGAAATGGTGGCTTTGCAATTTCAATGGCCTTCATAAAAGCTTTTGGCTTAACCATTGATGCTTGCACCAGATTGTATAACAAAGAATCATCAATAACAAATTTTTTAGATTGAACTAAATCAACACGCACCTTTTGAGCTGTTCCATGTGCATATTTATGATTCTGAAAATTTACTAAATTCTTTTTAGGATTAGACAAAGCAGCAATAATCTCGCTTGCCATCATCGGCTTTTCAAATGTTTGTTCTGACATAATATCTCCTTTATATGCTAGTCTAGGATAGTAGTATAGGAAATGAGTGCCAAATGTCAAACAAAAAAAAGACCCAGATTTCTCTGGGCCCTTTTCACAAACATTTTAAAACAAAAGGAATGGTGCAATGAAACACCATTTTCTTTATACTATATATATAGGGCTTAATTGCCTATGTGTCAACCTATATCATCTAAAATAGTTCTGGAAAAGAGATGTGTATGATTTCTTGTTACACGCCCATATTCGATTTCTTTGAGTGCTCTAGGATCATCTTCAAATCTTTCATCAGTCTCTACATCAGGTAAAGGTTTAAAATCTGATTTGTTGTTGTGCATGGTAAGTAATTTTGCTTTGACACAACTTTTACAAAGGGTGCCATACTTTCGTTTTGTTTTTATAATAGGTAGCAGCTTATCACATTCACAACATCTATCATATTTTTTCATTTATGGACCTCTCCCTAATTATATATTGTCCCTCGCTGTTGAAGCCTCATACTCACCTCGACTCATCGGGCCATCACAAGCACCAAGCCATTTTCTGCCACCGCTTACGCTAAACGAATACTTAGCTATCATACCTTCTTGAATTAGATCTCTCACTAATCCATCTAAAATTCTTTGTGTGCTATTGTTTAAAACTTTAGGAGCATCAGCATCACTCATCATTCGTTGAAGTAAAGCGTCTGCACCTGATTGTTGTGTCATAGCCCTACCTTGATCTTCACAATTAATAATCCAGTTATACAATGCAGTTTTCTTAATCTCTCTATTAGTTCCGCTATGTAATCTTTGAATGTCATCGCTTCTGTCAACTAATAATCCGCTGTGCATATCTCTTATAAAATGTCTGATAGCCCTATTTGCTGGACCATTAGATTTAACTACTGCACCATCAAAGCACCTATTTCTTTGATAATCAATTCCTAAATCCTGGCAACGTCTACGGCCAGTAGCTTCATCAACTTGCCATAATGCAAAAGCACAACGTACACCATCAACCAAAGCTGACGTACCTCTAATCATGTTTCTTGCTTGTTCGGGTGAACTAACAACTAAGTCCTCTTTAATTTTAGTCATATGATGACACATAATTACAGATGCACCAGTTTCTGTAGCTATTTGTGCAAGTAATCCAGTTAAAGCTGCACCCGCTGCAGGATCTGCATTTACATCAGCATGAACAAATGATGCTAACGGATCAAATACAATCAGCTTTAAATTAGTCATTTGCTTTATTTGTTCGTAAAGTTTATCAAATTCATCACTGGTCCTGTAGCCCTCATGTGTTTCTTGCATTATAGGAAACACACCACCGACATTAGGCAAACTTACAATTCTTAGCTCGTGTTCAAAATTATTTCTATGATTGTCTATATCAAGTCTTTCAACTCTTCGGTGCATTTCATCTTCATCATCTTCAGCAGTAAATATTATTGTATTGCCATATTCGTTGATCAAACCACCAAAAGCAGTGGACATTGACTGACCGCTTGATACTTTCATTGCCAGGTCTAAAGTCATCATACCTTTACCAGCATCACCAGCCGCAGAAAATATAATAGGGACACCAAGCGGTAATGTTTCACCTATCAAAAACTTTTGCTCTGGTGCTTGACCAACAAATCTATTTATAAGCAAAGACTCATCTAAAAGATTAATGTTCTTTTTAACTTGCTTTATATTTGTATTAAGAAACTCATTGATATTAAATTGTTCGGCTATGGCATCAACCACATCCCATCTCTCTGGCTTACCTCTTGGCGGTGTAAGCATAGTAACTGACTTAGCATTTGCATTCATAGCTAAGTCCTGGACAAGTTCAGCTACCTTTTTACCCGCTGAATCATTATCTGGCCAAATAATTAGTTCTTTGTCTTGTAATGCTGAAAAGTCAAACAAGTTAGCTGACTTTCTTGAAAGCATACCCGCACCACCCATAGTGCAAGTCGCAGTATATCCTAACTGATTAAGTGCATCAGCACACTTTTCGCCCTCGACCCAAATGATTTTATCTGAGGCAAGAATGTTCGGTATGTTATACAGGGGCCTAACATCAGGCATTCTTGGATATGTGCTTTGACCAGTAAACTGTCTAAATTCTTTTTTAGGTTTACCATGTCCATCTAATACAGGATTACCTTCTTGATCAACAGTATTGTATCTGCGAACAAGACATAATATCTCACCATGTGCATTTAAATATCTATGTTCGCTATCGTAAGGCGTATTAATATTTATTTGTTCTTTTAATTCAGTGTTGATTACTGGATGCAAACTTTCATCAACTGGTCTTGTGTCCGATACATAGTCCTCAAAATATTCTTTTATTTCTGAAAGTTTCATCCCCCTACCCTCCATCATAACCTTAACAATGCCTCCTACACCATCAGATCCATTAAAGTCTTGACCTTTCATAAAATATGGAGACCTTGGATTAATGTCTATTTTAAGAGATTTACCTGGCTCACCATGAAGTGATCCGATTGTAAATAGATTACCTCTCATAACACCATTGGGGTAAGTATCTCTTAATATATCTATTTGCTTTTGAGCAGGCACTCTTTCACTAATCAAATCTACTAGTTCTCGACTAGACATAGGTTGTTTTTTATTGCCAAAATTTACTATGTTCATTACCATCTCCCTTGATGGCGGCACCTTGCTACCTTCCGTGTCGCCATCAACTCGCACTCCAACAAGTGTCTGTGAACTGACAAAACCTACAATCAAACATATCTTTGTTAAATGCAATTCTTGGTAACATTACATTTTGCTCAACTGCTTTAAGTATATCAACTGCTTTGTCACTGGCATATTGAGCAAGCTCTTGATTGAACGGCACCAGTTCATAATATATTTCACTTGTATTTTTATTTATAACTGTGAATAAACATGGATTATCAGTTAGCTCCATGTAAGCTTGATATAAGGCAACTTGAACCTCGTAAGTATGATTAGCCTTTATACCTTTCATCTTGAAATCTCTAAACTTTTTTTCGTTTGCGGTTTTACACTCCCATAACATAGGGTACTTAACATTAAGTGGACCGCTGCAAATCACGCCATCTATGTGGCCTTTTATCTTTTCTTCTGCTATTGCAAAGCCGTATTGTTTGCCATTAGAATCTATTGTTCGCAAATCAAAACCAGCGTTTCTTATCCAACCAGCCATGCTATCTTCAAGTTCATGACCAAACTGAAATATACGATAAGTTCTTGCATCAAAATCTTTACCAGGATCTGGCTTAGTGCCCAAAAACATATACTGAATCTTTCTGGAGCATTTATCGCCCAAGACAGAGCTGCCTAAATAATCTCGTTTAGGTTGCTTTTTATTACTTTCGACAAATTTTTTGTCAATGACATCCTCAAAAAGGGATGTCATCTTCTGTAATGGGCTTGTCTGACTCTTCATAGTCGCCGACATATTTAAGAAGTAACCCATTGAGCTTTTGTCTGTCATGTTTGTCATCTTGATCTACCTTCATTGAAAATTGTATTATAAGTATTGCTGCTAGTATTTCATCTTCTGTTATCTCATTTAGTTTTTTATTCCAACCAAATATATTAAATAATTTACCTAAGTTTGTTAGTGCATCGTCTCCGATTCTGGGCTTATCCATCTACCTTCTCCTACTAATTGTTCGTTACTAAAATGTCCCTGCAGCACTTCATGACCTTCAAAGAAAGCAGAAAAGCTCAAGTACAAAACCATATTTTTGTTTTTTTTAATTATATCAAACAAAGTATCACCTATTTTATCACTGATTTGATCAGGTGATTGTGCAAAAGAAAATGGTAAATACAAACCACCCTCTTTTGTCTTCTCTACACCAGCAGAATTTTCTTCCTGCATTGTGTATTTAACTAACATTCTTGCCATCTTTTGCCTCAATTGCTAATGCCGCATATCCAATAATATCAATCATATTATCTTCAACTCTTGGATTTTGACTGTTTCTAATTTGCTTAATACCAATCATAGCTCTATATACATCATGAATATCAAGCGGTTCTTTTAACTTTTTTCTTAATAATATATTCCATATTTGAGCTATATATGTATGCGTTTCTGTAGCATCACCATGAGATTTTGCTCTAGGTCCGTTTATAATTAAGTCAACTTTTTTTAACGCTTCACTACGCTGCATTATTATCTCCTTCGTAATAACTTAAAATTTTGTCATCAATTTCTTTTTTATTCCACAAATAATTTAACCAACAAGCAGCTTTGTACTTATTCCAACTAAAATCCATAGGTCTAATGAACACATTATGTCGTGCTAGAGCATCTTTTTGTTTAAATGTTACCGCTTGATTTAGCCATCTTTTACCTTTCCTAGCACCATCACCATCTTCAATGCCCCTTAGAAAGTCGTCAGCGGCTGCAATTGCTTGTTCCTTAGTGCCAACACTAATGATTCTCAACCTACCTCTATCACGCTTTACAACGCATACAGATATGTTGTCTAAATGTGCGACCAGGCCAAAACCATTAAATCCACTTGCCATCATACATCTACCATTCTCAAAAAGATCTAACCATCTAAATGGAGATCTGTCTATTAAATCTACCTCTGTCATAGTAAAGTTTTCAAGTGCTTCTTTATTATCAGCACCAAACTCATGGCCACAAATAGGACACTCACGACTTGATAATGGTATTTCTGATTGACATTCTGGACATACTTTTAGCGGTGTTGCTCCTTGTTTTGTTTGTTGATCTCCATCTAAATCAACACCCTCATCTAATGAGCCATGTGTCAAAACACTGGTGCCAAAATCTAACACAACACAATCTTTCTTAATAAGTCCTGGATATTCCTCTTGGCTAATTGTTCGCAATCCACGACCAATCATTTGCACCATTGTAGATTTGTATGAGCATGGTCTTGTTAATACAATGCAACTAATTGGTGGTGCATCAAAACCCTCAGTAAGAACTGCTACATTAACAACAACCTGGACATCTCCACGCTCTAAGTCTTTAAGTATCTGCATTCTTTCTTGGGATGGTGTGTCGCCAGTAACTATTTCTGCTCTTATATTGGCTCTTCTAAACTCATCACATACATCTTGTGCATGAACTATGGTGCTACAAAAAACTACAGTTTTTCTTTGACCAGCTTTATCTTGCCACTCCTCAACAATTCGTTTGTTGATAGCTCTTTTGTTCATAATTCTTTCGACTTCTGACATATCGAAGTCTGTTACTGTTTTGCGAACATTCGCTAAATCTTTCTGTACGCCTACATCAATGACAAATGTTTTTGGCGGCACCAAAAATCCCTCTCTAATTAAAGTGCTAATCTCAATCTGATGTGAGCAATTAGTAAATACTTTGTTTAAACCTTTTCTATCTCCACGATTAGGTGTTGCGGTAAAACCAACGATCTCTACGGAATTGTTCGCTTGTCTAACTTTATCAATGATACGCATATAAGTATCAGCTACTGCATGATGACTTTCATCAACCACAACTAAGTCAAAGTGATTGATGTTATTTAGATTGTTGTCTCTTGATAATGTCTGCACCATGCTAAAAATGGTATTACCCGACCAGTCTTTTTCTGATCCATCTACAATGCTAGTTGTAATGTTAGGATTAACCTTAGAAAACTTAGTTCTATTCTGTCTTACTAATTCATCTCTATGTTGCAGAATAAGAACCTTGTTACCTATTTTAAATCTTTTGCCTACCAAGGCCGATAACATAATTGTTTTGCCTGCTCCTGTGGGTGCAACTACAATTGTGTTCTTATGTTTGTCTAAAGCAGTCGAGGCATCGTCTACTGCTATCTTTTGGTATTGTCTTAAAATCATGTTTGCTTCCTAGTTTAATGGGTAGCTTTGCGGTATCGGTGCTACCCAAACCGACTCTAGCAGACTAAGAAGGAGTCTTACCGCTAGAACCTAGAACCACTTAGTTGTTTTGAGCCCAGGGTGCAGGCTTAAAACCACCGCCTTGAGGTGGTGTGCCACCCCCTTGCGGAGTTGTTGGTGGTGTATTACTTCCGCCGTTACCAATATAACCATTTTCGCCAACACATAAGGTGCCAACTAATTTATTCTTATCTTGATAACCATTGGTGCCTTTTTCAATACCAATCTTTGCACAAAACTCCATGCCATCCATAACCTCAAGACCGCTGATATTTCTAATCTTCATGGCCTCTGGTGAGATGTCGGACTTTGATAAACCTTTGGCACTATCAACAATATCCTTAATTGTTTGCAAGCCAATCTCTTTGGTATAAAAAACTCCAGTATCTGGATTTACTTTACCACCATCGAGCATGATATTTTGCCAAAACTTACGTCTTTCAAATTGACCAGCACAAACTGTAAATTCGCACTCAATCCATTTGGTTCTACCATTAGTTTTGAACATTGGCTCTTGCGAGTATTCAGTTAAAACCTCACCGCCTCTTTTAAGGTTTACAATAACACGAGCTACTGTTCCTGCTGGGATAAGTTCAAAATCACCCCCACCGCCACTTGACGATACATTACTAAAATCAATCATTTATTTACTCCCTTCGCTAGAATTAGGTGATGCAAACTCTAATTTTTTAGATACATCACGACCACTGATTTTTGTTAATAATTTGCCTAAATGAGGTTCTTCAAGAATCTCAAGTTGACCTGACCTATCCTTTGCAGGATAGCCCCATTCATTGAGTGTTTGACAAACAAATGCTCTATATGGCGGATGTTCGTCTCCACCTGGCATAACTGCCATAGTAATAACTTCGTCAACAATGCCAGGCAGTTCACGGCCAGTCTTTGAACCCTCAATCTGTAGTTCATAATTGACCCTGCCATACTCGTCTACTTTCTCATCGAGAATGCCAACAAAGATTACATTCTTAGATCTGATATGCTGGAGTTGTGTTAACCAACCCATCATCTCACGACCTTGCATACCATAGACCGCTCTTGTGTCTACTTTACCAGTTCTATCCGATTTATTATCTGGATGACCATAGCAATGCTGAAAACAAAGTCTGCCTGCAACTGTAATACTATCAACAAAAATAGAATCATATTTCTTCATGATTTCCATTTGATCTCCATACATTTGCGACACTCTTTGAAACTCAATGTTGCTATAAGGTTGATCTGGTGTTAATGCTGGATTAGGTCCACCAAGAAAACAAGCAAAATCTCTGCACTCTTCCCAAGTTTTAGGTCTGATTACATCAATAGGCCAGTTTTCAATAGCAGCATCTCCTGCCTCTAAGTCCATAAATAATGTCGTATCTGGATCAAGAGTACGAGCAAGAGTTGTCTTACCCACACCACTTGAACCACAAACAACAATTTTATGACCACGTTTTTCTTTTAATCGCTCTTCGGCTGAAATAATTTTAAGAGCCATTTTTATTCTCCTTTTCATCTGGGATTTGAATTTTGATAAAAACATGACCATTTGACATACTTGATAAATGAAATTTGTATGGACATGTCTTAATCCAATCTAAGACTTCTTGTACACGTTCAACATTACTCATCTTATGATCCATCAGTAATATCGATAGATGTACTCATAAGCTGAACAGTTCTATGCTTTTGCAACTTATCTTTGATTGCAGGCGGAGCACTATTGTACTTTCGCTCATCAATACCATAAGTGATCTTAGCATAGTGCTTGGCATCATCTTCTGACAGGTCGTTCATAAATGTTTGAACAAGTCCATCTTGATCCCAAGTAACTTTTTGCCTTAGAGTAACTTTTACTTTGAAACCACCCTCGTTAAGAGTTGTTGATCCATAGTCTTTATTATCATTGTTTAACTTTTCTTTAGCAAAATTACCAAATCTAAGCTCAAGCTGTTTATTCATATCAGCTTGTTTGTTTTTAATATGCTCTAATTGCTGCTTCAAATCCTCTCGGTATCTAAAGACATCAGCAATGGGCATAGTTTGAAAATCTAAGTCCATAATAACTCCTTCTTTTAAAATTAAGCACTAGATACCTACAAAATAGGCACACATAACCTGTTTGTCAACAGTATTTATTATTTTTTTTTGTAGGATAGATGAATATCTATATTGTGTATGGCTTTCATCATCTTTTTTTTAAGCTTAAACTCTGGTGTAAGTATGCCTTTTGCATCTTCAACAACCAGTTTTGAAAGTCCATCTTCTTCTTCAAGTAAATATCTAAAATCTGCTATATAATCACAAATTTTAACATCATTAATACTTAGTTCATATTTAATTTGTCGCTCTAATTGCGTAACAATACCAGCTCTTTCCATAGCTTTGAGTTGACCCCAACGCTCTGCTTCCCATCTACTATCAAACTTTAGCCCCATAGCTATAGTTTTTTTTGCAAAATACTTATTGTTGCTTGTTCTGTTTTTTTTGGGTATAAATGGGTATTTATGAGTCATGGAGGTAGTATAATGACAGATACATCAAAATTCAAGTCAATAGGTGTTGATATAGAAACTTACAACAAACTAAAAATAATTTGTGATCAAGAAAGAAGAAACATACGCTTGCAGGTAGGTTTGTTAGTAGACAAAGAATGTGAAAGACTTGGTATTAATAATAATAAAGTATTAGGTTTAGGTGGACTCAATCGCTCTCATTCTTGAAATGAGACGATTTGCTCTATTTGTGACTTGCTTATGCCACCTGGAATCTTCCATTTGAACTGCACACTCATTCCAATCTTTGTTCGCTATTGCAGCACGAAACTTTTTAAAACCACTTAATCTGGGCCTGCCCATATTAAACATCATATTCGCACAGATTTTTTGTACTTCATCTGGTAAATCATCAAAGTTTTCAAACAATTCTTTGCACTCTGATATTGTTACTTCAATATCTTTTGCAAATAGCTCATTAACTCTTTCCTCAGATACTTCTGTGCCTACAGGTTTTCCATGTTCCTCATCCCACTCAGTTATGAGGTGGCCAATTCCTAGCGTAGGTAGGTTGAGGTGGTCGAGGTACACGGACATTACTTTGCCCTCGTCAGTTGCTATTTCTTCTCTTAACTCGTCTATGTTCATCTATTAAATATTTCTCCAAATTGTTCTATGTTTGCTGATAATGGTGATTGAGGCTTACGTCTAGCTGCTATCGCTTGATCTGTTGGATTTAAACCTAATGCAGCACCAACGCCTGGACTTGTTACATCTATATTTCCTATCGCACTGACATTAGAGGCGGGTGAAACATTAAAAGAACCTATACCTGTATTAATTGGTCTCGGTTTCAAACTTGGATCTTCTGGACCCACTGCTTGAGCTAATGCTTGTCTACCAACTCTTGCTACGTTATCTAAAGTAGTTAAAGCACCTTCAACTTTATTGGCTGCGTTTTCTACTGTTGATGCAACTCTGTCATTTACTGCTTCACCATTTGCGTCATTTCTACGCAAGTTTTTTTGCATATTTACATATCTTCTAGCAACCTCTGGATCACTTCCAATTTTATTAAATATTTTAAATTTAATTATATCTCTATATTTGTTTATAGGGTTTGAAGTATAAGCCGCTGCAGCAACATTACCCTCACGACCTATGTCATTTAAAAAATCTAAGTCTTTTGCAAATTCTCTTAATGCTGTAACAGAGTCATCTCCTAAAATTGTTCGCAATACGTTATCATCAAAACTATCTAGATGTTTTAATAATTGTGATGCTGCTGCTTTACTACTAAACACATCTCCATCTACACGAGATAAAATATCTTCAACAACGAAAGTTCTAATATCTTCTAGAGCTTTAGGATCTTTCTCAAAAAACTTCATAAACTTTTTAGCTTCATTTAATGATATTCTTTTTGGTGTAGCTAAAATTTGAACTGCGTCTATCGGATCTAATGTCCCTTCGTTAAATTTTTTAATTATTGTAACTTCTTGTGCTTTAGCAAAAGCTTCTTTTGCTTCTGCTACGTCTTTTAAAGCCTGCACTAAAGGTTTATTTTGATCGGTAGATCTTCTAACAATTTGTTCTATTATCTCATTATCTAATTTGTCAGTTCCAGATCGAGCTATTATTTCGCCTAATTTTTTTACTTCATCCCACTGGTCACCAAAAAGCTGTTTGCCAGTATCTCCTAGTTTTTGAATATGATTGTTAAAAGCAGAACCACTAAACTTGCCGCTTGTTAACTCACCAAATTCATTTAAACCAGTTTTTTGCAATCCTTTTTCTAAGTAAGTTCTACTTAACTCACCTCTCAACAACTCTGCTTCTTGATCTCCCAATGCCTTAAATAATTGTTTTAATCTTTCAGGACTATCTTGCTTTATTACTCTTTCAAAAAATCTGTCTATTTCAAATTTTCTTTTTTCTGTGTTTTTACCAAAATTTCTTAATGATCGTATAACTCCAAAAGTATCCAAATCTTCAAACATTTGACGTTGGGCTTTATAACGTGTCATTACAGTTTTTCTTAGTTCAGATGCTTCTTGTAAAGCATCTCTCTGTGCTTTAGTTAAATTTTTCAAAGCAGTTAAGTCAGATAAGTTGGTTCCTTCAACTAAATCGTCTAAATCTCCTATAAATTTATTTATTTCAGGACCTAATTCTCTTTGAAACAAAGCACTTTCTCTATAAAGAGCATCGTTAAATTGTTTTCTTAATAATACAACTTGTCTAAAACTAGCGTGTTCGCCTAACTCTCTAAAAGCTTGAAGTGCTTGTTGCATCGATGGGCCCGCAGTTTGTAAACCACCAGCCTGCTCTATTAAAGTTTCGAATTGTTGTTTTAAAGGACCTGTTGGAATAACTTGTGCTACTTGTGCATTACCTCTACCTTTTATGTTTACACTTTGTAATATTTTATCTATTTCAGCAAAATCTTTAGCTATATCTTTTTCAAAACCTTGAAAAGCATTATCTATGGATTTTAATATTTGCTCGTTAATAGTTGCATCATTTTTTGTAGCTTTTTGTATATAGTTAATACTATCGCTTACTGCTTTCATTGCAGAATCTGATGCTGCTTGTTGAGTTTTTTTGAGTTGATTAAATTGATTTTTTGATAAATTTTCAAATCCTTCTGTTGCTGCGGCTGCTGAACCTCTAGTGTGGTCTCTTCTTAATTCAGCCGCTTTTTTTAAAGCCGCTTCAATATTTCTTTCAATTCTTGTTGAATCTCTCATTACATTTTCAGCAAATTTTTGTTGATAAGCAACCATACCAGGAGCACCTAACCTTTCGGCACTTGGTAAAAATCCCTCATCAAGCAATCTATCTGCACGGGCTAAATTGTCATCTTTTACTGTTTGTAGTTTGCCTGCTCGATCAGCTATTTTTCTTGTTCCACCAATTACAGCACGCCCTGCTCTAAACACAATACCACCAGCTAATTCAAATCCACCAGCTAATGCAGCCTCTGTTAATACATCGTCTAAAACTTCTGATGCTGTTTGTTTTTGCACACCTAATAAGCTTTCAACACCCTCTTCTAAACTTTGTCCTATAGCAGCACCAGCCGCCGCACCAGCAGCACTTGTAAAAAATCCAGGTAATCCAATAATTGCACCACTGATAGCACCAACTGTTTCAGGTACAAATCCAGTTAAGTCAGCTATATCTCCAAAAGAAAAACCCTCATCTTCAATAACTAAATTTTTATTATCTTTTGGTTCAATGCCTCTAAGCCTCTGTCCAGCGGGTGTTAAAGCTAATCTTCCAGCACTATCTTTTGTATAACCACCCATGCCAACAAGATTGATTAAAATTGCCTCTTGATCTTTGGCAGTTTCACCAAATGACAATAGTGATCTAAGACCAGAATCAGCACCAGTTTCATAATCAAAATTTTCGTCTTTTTTTGTGCCCTGATTTATTAAATCTTTAAAATCAGTTTGTTTAGTTAATGTGTTATATTGAACTAATTTTAATAAATTATCGACATCTTGATCGTTATTTTCTAAAGCTTGGAACGCAGCAAGACGTTCTTCTGGTTTATCAAATACGTTAGTTTTTAAAGCGTCAAAAAGAGTCAATCTTTCTTCTGGAGTCATATTGCATACCTACGCAGTTGTTCCAAGAAATTTAGATTCATATTCTTGTAGTTTTTTTTGTTGTTCTTCATTTAAGCCGCCACCAAAATTTAATTTTATTTTTTTATTTTGTAAACTGTTAAATCTATCAACACCTTGTTTAAGTTGTTGCTCTCTATTATTAATAATATCTTTAAATACTCTTTGAACAGCGGCTTTTAAATCTTCAGGATTTTGAATGAATTTTAGATCACCAACTATTTGTGCAACTCTTTGTCTATCAGCATCTGATATAGTTTTACCTGTTTCTCCAAGTATCTGTGGTGCATACTTTGCTTGTATTCTATTAAGCAACAATCTAATTTTTCCAGTGCTAGTTTGTTCATCTTTAAAGTTAACACCAAAAGCAGCACCTAAATTAGTTAAATAATCTCCAGTTTGTCTAAAAACATTAACACCCTCGTTATTTATTTCATTTATTAATTCTGCAAACTCTGCTTTTCCATTATCAATATCTTTTCTCATTTGTCTAAACCCTGTTTCAACGGCATCAGAATCTCCAAGAAAAGCAGGTTTGTTCGCTGCACCAGGACCTGTATAATTTCTATCAGGAAACTGTACAGGAACTTTAAATATTCCTTCAGCACCTTCAAATAAAGGTAGTTCACCTTTAGAAGACATGTACTTTTTGCCAAGTTCAGGTGTTTTTAATGCAGCAGTTAACACAGCTTGATATCGTGATTCAGGTATGATTTCAAAATTGTCACTAAATTGTTTATTTTCTATTAGTGCATTTAATTCAAATGAGTTAAGCGGAACAGTTTCAACTTTATCGATATTTTCTGCAAGACCTTTAAGACCGCCTTTGCCTTTTGCCACAATAGTATAATTTTTTCTGTCTCTTGCAGCAGCCTCATCTTCTCTTTTCCTACTAAAAGCAAACTGTCCAGCTTTTGCACGAATAGATTTTGCTTCACTTACTGCTTTACTGAACTCAGGTAAAGCTGCTTCACCAGCTTCACCAACAGAACCAAGTATGTTACTAATGTTAAATCCTTTACCCGCTCTATTTTGCATTAAAGCTAAACCAAAAGACATCAAAGCTTGTTTTGTATCAGGCTCACCTGATATGTCTAATCCCGTAACTTTTCCAAATTCTTTTATATAATCATCATATTCTTGCACATCTACACCAGGTCTAACATTATCTAATATACTGGATAATGAAGATACAACAGCCTTTTTTGCTGGCGTGTCAGCACCTTTTATTACTTTATCAGTAGCTCCAGTTGAAGTGGCTAAATCTGAATCAAAATCATCATCATCTTTTTTGTTAGACTCTTTGTCTGTGGTTTCGCTAACTGTTGGCTTTGCTTGATTAATGATGTCTGTTAAAGCTTTTTGACCTTCTGATGTAAAAATGTCCATACCAGGAACGTCTTCCATTTTTAATGCACCTGTTTGTCCTGGTGCTGTTCCAGGCAAAAGAGGAGTGCCGACTGATGGTAAGTCTAATTCTAAACCACCTGTTTCTGTAGCAAATTGTGTGCCTCTTCTTAGCCTCTCGTCATCGCTTTCTTGACCTGCAAATTGACTTATCCCTTTAAAAAATCCTGGAATGTTTGAAACAATATCAGCACCAACTTTTAAAGGCCTTGCCATATCTCTTTTTAAAGCATCAAACTTAGTGCCTCTTGTAGCAAATTCACCAAATCTTGGGTCTCCTTTAACACCAAAAAATTCATCATCTGTAAAGGCTCTAACATTTTCACCAATTAACTGACCTAAACCTTTACGTCTATCAGGACCAATTAATCTTTCTAACAAAGAAGGATCAATGCTCATTATTCCTTGATTTCTTGGTGCCATGTTACGCTCTTCTTGCTGTTGGCCCACCACTAAAAGGTGCTATTTGTGACAATGTAGTATAAGCACCTATTCCTTGTAAAAACGGGTTAGCAGCGGGTTGTGTAGCTTGTGTAAATGTTGAAGGAATGCTTGAACTTGGCATGCCTTGTAATAAATTTTGACCTATTTGCAATCTAGTAAAAGGCTCTTGTGCTTGTTGCATTAGATTAGCTCTTTTTGCATCTAGTTCTGCTTGTTGTTGTTTTTGTCTTAACGCACCTAATTGTGTCAATTGAGATATGTCTGCTTGTCCAAGTGCTTGCTGTAATCGACCAATATCACTTGTTGTTCCTGCTAAAGTGCCAAATGCTTGACCAAGGCCACCTGATAATCTTCCTGCTTCTTGTGAAGCCTTAAGTGCCTGACCAAATCCACTTGATAGAAGTTTTGATAAAGTATCTGCTTTAACTTGTTGCAGACCTCTTTCTGTCTCAGCTCTTTGAACACCTTGTCTTGAACCACCAAAAGCACCAGCTCTAATTGCTTGAGCATCTTCACCAGCTCTACGCATGGCAGCTTGACGATCAAGTTCACCCATAGCAACATCAATAACTTGTTGTTGAAAAGGATTTTGAAATTTTTGTATTGAATCTGGTTGTAAAAAACCAAGACCACTTGTTAAAGCTTGTTGTGCTGCTAATGTTTGATCTGTTGCTCCTTGTAAAAAGGGTTTAGCAGTGCCGACCAATTGTTCGCCAAGTTGTGCAGCTTTTGTAGTTAGAGGATCAGGACCAGCTACTTGAAATCCAGGTAAATTCAAAGCTTTATCTAATAAACCAGGAGTTTTTTGCTTCTCTCCATCAAAAGTTCCAAAACCAGTTTGCAACAATCTTTTTTGCAAACCCTCTAAAAAAGGAGGTAATCTTTGTATATTTTGATAAGTGACTGTTTGACTCATTACGCCCTCGCCTCTAGTTTATCCATCATTTCATAGGCTCTTTGTATGCCCTTTCTTTGGTTGCCATCACCAAGACCTTTAACCGCATCTTTAGTTAACACAAACTCACCAGCCATTAACATAGCAGGAACATCGTCTTTTGTACCAGAGCCTTCAGATGGATCTATACCACCATTTCGTCTCGGAAAACTCATAGGACCGCCATCCGCTGCGAATTTGATACCACCTAATTGACCTCCTGGGCCACCAAACCCAAATGGTCTTTGCTCAAACTCACGAGCCTCTTCTTCGTCATCATCACCAGCTAACAATTGTGCTATTAATCCAGCAGTTAAACCCTCACCAACTCTAGTGTTTAGTAATCTAGCTAACAAATTGTCATCACTTACACCAGCCGCTTGTAAAAGTTCTCCACTAAATGTCCTTGGTGCAACACCTTGAATTTGTTGACTTACATTTTCAATTGGTGGTTTAGATACATTTGGCGAAGAACCTGAAAACGCACCTGTGCCTTGTCTACGAGCTATAGGATCTGTAAGTCTATTGTCTGCTATACGTTGAGCATCTGTACCAATATTTTCTGCACCGATATTGTCTGCACCAGTAAACTTGTCTATTGCCATACCACCCAAACCTGCTAAAAGAGCATTTCTTACAGCATCTTTATTTCTACCGCCCATTAATTTTGATGTTGCAGCACCAGTTAATGCTCTAGTTAAAAATGGATTTAATGCTGTTTGTGTACCGAATAATTTTCCTAATCCAAGACCTATTTGAGGTCCCGCAAAAGCACTTATTGCAATTGGTGCTAATTTTTTTAATAACTTACCTAAACTCATATTGTTACCTTATCTTATTTTAACAAATTCGTCTATATACCTTTTAAATTCTTGACAACGCACTCGTTGTCACTCTTGTCTTCGATAATTCTTGAATACTAGCCACAACATGTAGTCTGTTTGCAGTTGCGGCCTGCACTTTTAATATCTCTCCACTCTGCAATATTAAATCTTTTGTAAGTAATTCTACAGTGGTGTTGGCTCCTACGGCTTTGACTTTAAATAAACTAAAAGTATCACTGCCACTTACAAGCGTAACTGTTATTGTATCTGCATTGCCGCTATCTTCTGATACTAATATAGAGTTTACAACGGCTGCATTGAAATCGGCATCACTAGGAACTGTGAACAAAGTTGTAAGATTCGTTGTGGTTAAATCTACTTTTGCGTTTGTAACACCTTGAATATATTGAGGAATACTGGTTATAAGCATTAGCGTCTACCATCCTGTCTTATATCTACCCTAGGTGTGCCTAATTTATATTTTGTTCCCAGTGATGTGGAATCAATTCTTAAAGCAAAAGATCTACCTCGTAAACGATAATCTAACTTTTGTGTAAATTGCTCTACAGGACTAGTTGCAGATCTCTGTGTAGTAGCTTGAGTTGTTTCATTGAAATTAGCACCAGGGTTATTTCTTGATTTCATTGTAAAAGAAACATCTGGATTAACACTCGTAGATCCATTAAATGTTATATCAGGTATTACTTGTTTTAAAGATACAAACTTATCTCCATCTCCTATATCGATAGCTGATGATTCAATAAAAGATGTCATAGCAGATCCATCATCATCAAAACCTACCTCATGATTATATAATAACGAAGCACCAGTTGCTTGTGGTAAATTTCTTATGCCTCTATCAATCCATGCATCTCTTGCTAGTGTTCCGTAATACCAAAGTTTTTCTAAATAATTATAGGCAACATACTTATCTATTTGTGTACCAGCAGATGATGGGTAAAACCATAATATTTCACTAAATTCAGAGTTAAGTCCTACATGTACTTTGTCACGCTCTGCAAAATTAAAATCTAAAAATACTTTGTCTTTTACTGTGCATGGAAGTTGTATAGTTTGACCTCCAGAATAAACATAGAACGTATCTACACCCATCCAAAACACTGCATCTTCAACAGCTATTGCAGAGAACGGACTCATAATTG